TTACTTTTGGTGAATTGTACTTAACATTTTCGATGATGCCACGACCTTAATGAATTTTATAGTATGTTTGACAGACTTTCCATCAATATCGGAATCAGATAGGACCTTGTGGTAGTAAGTGGACATTATGTGAAATTTCCTTGAACTTCATTTATAATCGCTTCGGCAGAGAACCACCATTTATCACCAGTAATATCATGCAAAAGTGCTGATAGATTTCGGTTGATCCTTAGTTCGTAAAAATCTTCCGGTGAAAAGCAACCTTCATCACTCGGTAGCAGAACATCGTGGTTTTCTTTTACTTTTATATAGGTTTTTAGAGCGCCTTTGATGTCTTCAAGGACAGCCTGACTATCATAAATTGATTTAAGCAAATCATCTTTTTCGCTTTCATTGCAGGTATCCGAATTGAATATTTGATAATGGAGCCCGGATGCAATGACAGCGTAGTTAAAGTACAACATGTTCATTAGGAGATTGCGAAAATTTCTTTCTAAAAGAAACGTGTTTAATGCATCCGAAGCGTGAAAAGAATCTTGCAAAACAGAGATAGCGTCCTCGGATAGTCCGGTTATTTCGCATGCCTTTTGAATATCAACATCCGAAGTTTTTAGTGCTGCAAGCCCTAAAAGATAATCTGCGCTTACTCCGAAGTACTTTGACAACTTAGCAAGATTTTCAATGCTTGCTGTTTTGTTGTCTGACATCCATTCGGATAAGACGCCGCTTGATACGCCTATCTGTCTACTGATCTCGTCATGGCTCAGACCTTCACTCTTTTTTATTTGAACCAAGTCTGATAATCGGTCTGCAAATGCCTTTGTTGTTGGTGTTGAAACTCGTGGCGGTCTTGCCATATCTATGTTCCTCTTTTCTGCGAAGATATTTTGTAAAATCCTCTCTAAAATAAATTAGAGTGAAATATCGTTTTTATGAAATACCTGCGCTATAATACGAATATCAGAGAAGAAAAATATTTAATTCTTCACAGATATGTTACCTCTTGTAAGGGAAAAAGTCAAGGGTAAAGGAGGAAAAGAGAATGAAAATGAATTGCGATATCAGAGCTGCGATGGCAAGAAGCGATTTACGGCAGTACCAAATTGCAGCAGCTCTCGGGATTTCGGAATCGAGGTACTCTTCTAAGTTGCGCAAAGAGCTACCGGATGAGGAAAAGTCTAAGATTTTTGAGGTTATCGAACAACTGTCACGGGAGGCGATTTGATGGAATCTTTGGCATATACACCGACGGCATTGGCTGCGGCAATGGGGGTTAGTAGACCGACAGTCTATCGGTGGATGCGTTTGCCGGGTTTCCCCGTTGTTCGGCTTGGTAACTGTGTAAGGATTCCAGCAAAGGCTTTTGAAAAATGGCTTGAAGATCAAATGGAGACAAACTGATGGCCGGAGGGAAACAACCGGGAGTGATGCTCTATTTCACTTTGCGACCGGGGCTAAAAGCCCTGTCTCTTGAAGAAAAGGGGATGCTTTTGGATGCGATTTTCAGCTATGGTGAAGACGGGATAGAACCGGCTTTTAATAGCCCTGCTCTGGCCATTACATGGGGGTTTGTTCAACCTCTTTTGGATGCAGATAAACAGAGATATCAAGATCGCTGCAAAAATGCCCAAAAGGCGATAGAAGCAAGATGGAATCGTGTTCGAGAGAATACGGACGTATACGAACGTATACCTTTGAACGAAGCGTATACGAATCATACCAATTCAATACATTTCAATTCAAATCATTCTCTCGTTCCGCCTCCCGCCGGAACGAAGAAACCGAAGCAGGTTTTTGAGCACGACTCACTTCCGTACCGCGCTGCGCGCTGGCTCGCGGATCAGATCGAAGAACGCTTGCCGAATTGCACAGCGCATTCAGAAGCGACCTTGCAAAGCTGGGCGGCGGACTTTGACAAGTGCCACAGGCTGGACAAGCATAGCTGGGAGGACATTAATGCGGTTTTGCAGTTTTCGCAGTCCGACTCATTCTGGCAGAGCAACATCTTGTCGGGAGGCAAGTTTCGGAAGCAGTTTACTCAACTCTTGACGAAGATGGGAGGCGAAACGTGATGCAGGATACCTCGGCTCTTGAATACTCGCTGGCCGCAACGGTCTGTCTTGAACCAAAACGTGTCTTACAACTTCGGCAGATCGTGAGCGTCGAGGACTTCTCTATTTCCGCCTGCGCTATGGTCTTTGACGCTGCCGATAGCGCAGTATCACGCGGCAAGGCGTTTGATGTAAACATTGCCGCCGATGGTCTCCGTGGTCTTGTGGACGATCCCCGGCAGTTTCTTGCCGATTGTATCGACCTAACGCCAACACTCGCAAACGCGGAGGAATATGCCCGCCTGCTACATAAACACGCAGCGGAAAAGCGGTTGCGCGATGGTGTGCTTGCGGCGCTCGATGAAGAGAATCCGGCGACAGCGATTGCCGAACTCTGTAAGGCACATCTCCTTGACAATGCGGGCGGACGGCTGAAAAGTGTCTCGCAGGCTCTTACAGAGACCTTGCGGAGCCTTTCAGCACCGGAGCAGTCCCGTATCGATACGGGGTTCCCAAAGCTGGATAGCGTCTTGAAGGGTTTCGAGGGCGGACAACTCATCATCGTCGGTGCTCGTCCGGGTGTCGGCAAATCTGCGTTCTTGCTTGATATCGCAGAAAGCGCAGCCAGAGCCGGGAACGAAACGCTTTTCGTTTCGCTGGAAATGAGCGCGTCTGAACTGACCGAGCGCTTACTTGCGCGCCGCAGTATGGCGACAATGGATAACCTGATCGACCGCGACCTGAACGATGAGACGTGGACGGATATTGCAGCCGTGTCGAATCGGCTGGAACGTTTGCCGCTTCATTTTTGGGACAAGCCAGCCGTGACAGTGAGCAAAATCCGAGGTGCGGCGGCGACCATTCAAAATCTGCACTTGATCGTCATCGACTATCTCGGCCTGATGCAGGCCGACCGCCGTGCAGACAGTCGAAATCTTGAGCTCGGACAGATCAGCCGCGACTTAAAAAACCTTGCTTCCGAGCTGCAAATCCCCATCGTCGCAGCAGCACAGCTCAATCGAGGTGTCAACGATACAGATCGCCCGACGCTGCTTTCCCTGAGGGATTCGGGGGAGTTGGAGCAAAACGGCTCGAAGGTGCTGTTTCTCTGGCGCATTGACGATTCTGGTACAATCGGGGTTTCTGTTGCCAAAAACCGCCGCGGGCGGCAGGGTGTTGTGCAGATGACCTTTGACGGCGCACATCAAAAATTCACCGAGCTTTCGGAGCCGTACCGCGAGCCAGAGAAAAAACGCCGGGGCGGATTTTTGGAGGGTGGCACATGAATATCGGAGGAGAGAAGAAAGAAAAGATGGTCAAAATTCAAATTTTATGGCGGAGGATTTATGACTATCTTGGAAGCGTACAGCATTCTAAAATCAACCAAGCCCGCGCGCTGTGAGCGTGACCGCTACCGTCAGCGTGATGAACTGCAACACCTGCTTATCCCGCACCTGCCCGTCGATGACCGTGATAAATTCGAACGGGCGCTAAACAATCATTTCAGACTTTAATACTGAGAAAGGACAAGAACCATGAACGAAAACAAGATCATCCAGATTATCCCTGCCCCTGCAAATATGCTTTACGCATTCGAGGACGGCAAGACGTACCCTGTCGCCTGCCTCGCGCTCGTCGAGCTGAGTAATGTCGACCGCGAAGTCCACGCGATGGCCGCAATCAATGGCGGCCCCATCGAGGACGTGAGCGATAGCGGCGCGGTTCTCATGCACGTATGAAAAAAACCCTCCCCAAACGGGGAGAGCGGCTCTTGTGGTGGATCCGATTTGTCAATTCTGATTTTACCACAGGAGGAGCGGATATGCAAGCGAAACCACTTGCCACACAGAATAAGCGAACAAGCGAAATTGCAGAAGCGGTACAGGCTGGCAAGGCGGACATTCTAAGCCTTTGGGCGGCGGTTGAACGCTTTGCATGGCAGCAGACCTTGAGGTGGGTACGGGCAATGGAAGGTCGCGCAGGTGTCGAGGAAAGCGACCTTCTGCAAGTGGCCTTTATCTCCCTCATGGACACGCTGCCGACATGGGATGTGAACAAGGGTGAATTTCTTACGCTGTACGGCATTAAGCTCAAGGCGGAGTTCACAGAAGCCTGCGGGCAGCGAACACAGCGGACGCGATGTGACCCCATCAACACTGTTTGCCGGTCGATGGACGAGCCGATAGGCGACGAGGACAGCGACCTGACGCTTGGTGACACAATCTCAGATGAAGCAGCAGAAGAGGCCTTTGAGGACGTCGAACAACGGGATTTTCAACAGGCCGTACAAGCGGCGCTTGCACAACTAACGGATGCGCAGCGCGACGCGATCATCAGTGAGTTTTGGCTTGGTCAAAAGCCTGATGCAAGGGCGCGGCGGGAAGCGCTGCGAGCCCTGCGGCATCCGCGCATTCGAAAGCCGTTAGTGGAATTTTACCGTTGAAAGAACGATGCAACGTCAGAAAAAACAAAGCCGGAAAGGGGGCTTTTCAAACTTTGTCAAAGAAAATCAGAGATGAGACCATTATTGAAGCGCTGCTGATCTCCGCGACGGTGCGGAGTGCGGCGGCAAAGCTCGAGATCAACGAGCAGACGATCTATCGCCGAAAACGCGACCCTGAGTTTATGCAGAAGTATAACGAGGCACGGCGCGAGCGAACCGAAGCAGCGCGGAATGTGCTGCAAGAGCGGGCGCACGCCGCGGCGGATACGCTGGCAACGATCATGCAGGATGCAGACGCGCCCGCACAGACCCGCGTGAGTGCCGCGGCAGAGATTTTACGTCAGACGGTGAAATACACGGAGATCACAGACATCATGCAGCAGCTTGACGAGCTTGAAGCATGGCGAAGGGAGCAGGAACAGCAATGAAGAAAAATTTTGATATCCGCCTTGCGGCGTTGCGGGAATACCTCAGGTCGCTGTCAGCCGATGAGACGGTCTTCATCGTCGAGGGCGGCAGTGAGTTCCGCACGGCAGAAGATGCGTTTACGTATTTGCGTAAGTATGGCGCGGTGACGCCGGACGGCAAACGCATTGTGCTGTATCCCCATCCTGTCGAGGGCGTTGACCCGTTAAGCCTGTCCCTCTATCAGATGCTTGATGAAGCCATTGAGCGCGGCAAGCTGGAATTGCCGGAATTGGAGAGTGACGAGATCGGAGGTAAAGCCCTTGAATAACGGAATTAAAGCCCGCCTTGCCGCTTTACGGGCGATTGCAGCGCAGACGCAAAAGGGCGTAGCAATTATGACCTTGCTTGAAAATGGCGCGTGGGCGGCTTACAGAGCGCCGCAAAGCCCTGAAAAGGTATTTCAGACAGAGCAGGATGCGCGAGCCTATTTATCAGGCTGCGATCCCATTATCGTTATTGACGTTTGAAAAATCAATCACTTTCGCTCAATTTTGAGCACAACCCGCTCAGAATTGAGCAAGTTGAAGATAGACGGCGGGAAAGACCGCAGAAAGGAAACTTCACTATGGAATTGAATGCAAGAATTGAGACCGCTGAGAGCGTAAAGGAAAAGGCAAAGACTGCCCTCGGCCTTGATTTGAGTAGCGCCCTTGACCTTGTAAAGCGCGGCGACTATGACAGCGACGAGGCGTATCTGGACGCTTGCACCCGCGCCGAGTTGGAGCGTAGCAGCCCTGAATACAGAGCTGCCAGAAGCCGCCTAAAGGTCGAATACCAGGCACGGCGAGAGGAACAGGAGCGCAAGGCACAGAGCGAAAACTATAAAGCAATCCGCAGCAGCGTGAGCCTTGACAGCGTAGACAAGCACAATATCGACGAAGAAGCCGCCGCACTTGCCCGCCGTGATCTTTCCGCAAATCGTATTGCCGCGTCCGATCTGGGCGCGACCATTGAGAAGTACGCGGCAGAGCTGACGGAAAAAGCAAAGGACAGTAAGGCCAGCAGCGCTCTTTTCAATGCTATGCTGCGCGGTCAACTGTAAGGAAAGGAGAACACACCATGAGCGAATTTAACATTTATGCCCGAAAGCTCGATACAGCTTTCAAAGAAGCCCGCAGCGAGTACAACACCGCTTTCCGCGCACTCCAAGAGGCGCAGCAGGCCAGCCGTGACGCTAACGCATGGAAGCCCGGAGACAGCGCAGAGGAAAAGCAGGTTAGAACAACCCGCGCAGCGCTAAAGCTGCATGACGCAGAAGCCACTTTTAACGATGTGAGCGCCCGCGTTTGGGACAACTTCAAGGCCACGCGCCGCACGATCCGCGCCGAGCTGGAACAGGCAGTGCGCGCCGCCAATATTGCAAACCCTGACGCAATCGACAATAACGCCCTTGAGCTGATGAAAACCGGCGTTCTTTCCCCGGCTGATTACTCCGCGTTCATGGAGAGATTCGACAGCAACCACACCATGTTAAAGTTAGTTGGTCACTACGCAGCCGAAGCCGCAAAGACTACGGACAGCCGCCGAGAGGCCGCAGCCCTTAACGCTATCGCTCTTGACTGCCAGAGCGGGGAGGGCGCAGTCATGCGGGCATGGGACAGCATTTCGGCAATTTCTGACAGTTGCGGCGACGGGGACGGCTACCGGCGCAAATCGCCCGGTGTAATTGTCAGCATGAGCGAAAAATGGGACGATCTCGCGGGCGAGGCCGTGGAGAACTTCTGATTTTCGATAAGCGGCAGAGATCAACATTCTGATACAAAGCTTTCTGAAAACAAATTTAAGGAGAGATAAATATGGAACTTAGTTTTGCGAACGGTGTGCAGGAATACACCGTGCACGGCGTTAAGGGCGATGTGATCATTCGATTCAACCCGACTGACGGCGCATTTATCCAGCGTCTTTACAACGCGTTTGACACACTGGACAAGAAGCAGGAAAAATACGCCGATGAAGTCCAGAAGTGCGGCGACCGTGTGGAAATTTTCAACATTGCCGACCGCCGCGACAAGGAGATGCGCGAGATCATCGACGGCCTTTTTGAAGAGCCGGTATGTGACAGCATCTTTGGCAGCATGAACCTTTATGCGATGGCGGACGGCCTGCATGTATGGACAAATTTCCTGCTTGCGCTGATGGATGAGACAGACAGCGCCTTTGCTCGTGAGCAGAAAGCCACGAATCCGCGCATTCAGAAGTACACGGCAAAGTATCACCGATGAATTGGGGCTTGCCTACCTCCGTTGAGATCGGCGGAGAGAGCTATGAGATCCGCACGGACTTTCGCGTTATCCTCGATATCTTCGTAATGCTGAGTGATCCTGATTTGAGCGGCACTGACCGCGCAGAGGGCATCTTGCAGATGTTCTATGTCTCGCCTGAGGATATCCCGCCGCAGCATTTGCAGGAAGCTGTAGACCGTTTTACATGGTTCCAGAACGGCGGACAGGAGACGGACAAGAAGAAATCGCCGAAGCTGGTTGACTGGGAGCAGGACTATCCGTTGATCCTCCCGCCCATCAACCGAGTATTCGGACAAGATATCCGCGAGATCCCTTATGATGCGGAGACCAACACCGGGGGCGTCCATTGGTGGACGTTCCTCGGTGCGTATAACGATCTCGGGGACTGCACCTTTGCGCAGGTCGTGCGCATCCGCGACAAAAAGGCGCGCGGCAAGACGCTTGAAAAGGATGAACGCGAGTGGTACCGCAGAAACAGCAATATCGTGAATATGAAACACAAACTCAGTCAGGAAGAAGAAACGACTATTTCTAAGTGGCTGGGAGCGGGAAAGGAGTGATTAAATGGCGAATGCTGACGGCAGTGTGATTTTCTCTTGTGATTTGGATTCGACCAAAGCACAAAAGAAACTGAGCAAGCTGCGTGACGAGATATCCGAACTGAACAGCAAGCTTGAAAAGGAAACGGGCAATAAGATGAACCTTGAAAAGCAGCTTGACGCCGCATCTCAGGCAGCGAAAGCTACTGAGGAACGCGTGAAGATGCTGCGAAAGGAAGTCGAACGGCTGAACGACCGCGAATGGATCCAAAAACAGGGATTTACACAGAACGAGTATCAGACGCAAGTGCTCGACCGCCGCGCCGCTGCGGAGGCGGAGCTCAAACAGCAGGAAGCGCTTTTGCACACGCAGACGAAGGAGGTCAAAACGCTTTCGGCTGCTTACGAAGAGACGACCGCCAACATCAACAGCATGACGGTAAAGCTCGACAAAGCAAAAGTCGCTGCCGGTGAGTTGATCGCTAATACGGAGCAGGAACGCAGGGAGCGCGAGGCTGAAAATTCAGCGCTCGCCAAAGCGAGCCAGTATGCCGCGCGTTTCAGAGATCAGGTCAAGAGTTTAGCGCGCTCTATGCTTGTATTCTCAGTCATCACGGCGGCGCTCACGGCGCTGCGCAAGCAGATCAAGGCGGCTATTGCGACCAGCGCAGAGGCATCCGACGCTTTTGCCCGCCTCAAAGGTGCGCTGCTGACGCTGGCCGCGCCTTTGATGGACGTACTCATTCCGGCGCTGACGTGGCTGATGAATCTGCTTGCGGCCATTGTGTCGGAGATCGTGACGATCATTTCGGTTCTGAGCGGTAAGTCAAAGAAGAGCATGGAGGCATCGGGCAAAAACCTCTACAAAGAGGCTGCCGCCATTGACGCGACCGGCAAGGCGGCAAAGGAAGCGACAGACGCGCTCGCGGCGTTCGATGAGATCAACAAACTCAGCACGACAACGTCCGTTGGCGGCGGTGGCGGCGGAGCATCCGTCATTGCGCCGGACTTCGATTTTGACGAAGGCCCCATGATGGAAAAGCTCGACAAGGTGTTCCAGAAGATCAACGCGGGGCTTGAAATCGTCGTGGATGACCTCAAATGGAGCTTTGACAAGAAAGTTATCCCCAAGAGCAAGGCAACATGGCTGACCGTTTTAACGGCGCTGCTCGGTGCAACACTCGGCGCGGCGTTCGGCGGCATCACGGGCGGCGTCATCGGTTTATCCCTCGGTGTGCTGCTGGGGCTGTACCTTGTGGGCCTTGACCCCGAAACATGGAAAACCGAGATGGATGCAGAGGATGCGTGGATCGTGGTCATCACGGCTTTGCTCGGTGCGCTGCTTGGCAGCGTGTTTCTTGGCATCACCGGCGGCGTGGCCAGTTTCAGCCTGGGCGCGATCCTCGGCCTCTATCTCACCGGCTTTGCAGAGGGGGACGAGGAACACGGCGGCAAGTCACAGCTTCTTTCCGAGTTGATTGTCGTGCTGTGCGCGCTGCTTGGTGCAGTCATCGGCTCTATCGTGACGCCGGGCGTCGGTACAGTCGTCGGCATGGGATTAGGCCTGATTCTTGGACTGAGCATTTACAGCGTCCGCAAAGACCCGAAGAAGGGCACGCAGCGGCTTGTCAGCATCGGGCGCAGCGTACTTCTTGGACTGCTGGCCGGTGTTCTTGGCGTTGGCCTTGCAGCGCTGGGAATCGTCAGCGCCGGTACTGCATTTATTATCTCGGCGGCGATCGGCCTTGCGCTGAAATTTTTCGTCGATAGTGTGGACAATTCCAAAGTCAGAAAAGCAACGTCCGGTTTTACCGGTACGCGCGTATCAACAAAGGCACCGGCGCGCAGCCGTCGGGTGGCGGCGCAGAGCTTAGACGGCAATGCGCCTGTGTACAACGAGATCCCAGCGCTTGCGAGCGGTGCGGTCATCCCGCCGAACCGAAAGTTTCTTGCCGTGCTGGGCGACCAGAAGAGCGGAACGAACGTCGAAGCGCCGCTTTCGACCATCAAGCAGGCCGTTATGGAGGCGATGGCACAGGGTAGCCGCGAGCCCATCAACGTGAACCTCGTTGTGGATGGTAAGACGCTTGCCCGCGTGGTCGTCCCCAACATCAACAACATGACGCGCGCAGCCGGTAAGCCCGTGCTGCTGTACTAACGGGAAAGGAGACTGCAAATGTTTATCTTCGGCTATGACAAAGTGCTTGACCGTCTGGAACGAGTGATCCACCAGCTTGTGGAGCTGCAGACGGCGGAATAACAGGAAATTGAGGCAGTAGATGAGAACCAAAAGCAATTCTGAACACCCGCTTCGCGAGCTTAGTAAAGAAGAGATCGCGGAACTTTTTGCGAACCTCGAGCCTATTGAACTTCCGGATGGGCCGCTCACAAACGAGGGAGAACCGTGCGTAATCACAACTTGCACATTGACAGTAGAAGAACTTGGACTCAAGAACCATGCAAAGCGAGGAAAGGTTTGCTCAGAGTAAAGAAGAGGACTGCACCGTTTTGTGCAGTCCTCTTTAATTATGTTAGTGCCTTAACAAATTCAAGCATCTCGGTTACATCTTTGTCAGGAAGCATCATAACTTTTCGGATAATCTCTTCTTTCAACTCCCGCAAATCTAATTGCTCAGTTGTGTGTACCTGCTCGCTCATCTGTTTTCACCTTCTTTCCGAAAAGCTCACGTTCGCGCTCGACGGTCATGGTAGCGCCTATGAGCAGCACCTTTCCGACCGGCGTTTGCACGACCGGGTAGAATCTATCATTAGCGTTCATAGCGTGACCTCCATGCTTTGCATCAGCTCTTTGACGGATACGCCAGACAGATCAGCGACAAAGGAAAAGCGCGTGCCGCGCTGACGGTATGCAGCCCCGCAGCACGGGCAAATATGCACCGTGGCCGCACTCATCAGCGGCGTGGTGCAGCGGGCGCAGTAGAGAAGTTTCATTCTTCCGGCACCTCGCTTGTTAACAGCTTTATGACCGCCTCGTTATCAAGCGTTATTGCCTTCTTGATGTCATCGAAGCGTTGTTCTTTCCGCGCGGTCTCGATTGCTTTCTTTGCTTCTATGGTTTTGGTGATATGTTCCGCATTCTCCATGAAGCGCTCGACTGTATCCAAATCATAGTGTCCCAACATCAAATGATACTCGCGGATAGCGTTGGATGTCATGTCAAACGCGGCGTATAGAATGCGGCCTAAACGCTCTGACTCTAAAGCGGAAATACTCGGCTGCAGGACATCTCCGAAAAACTCTTCCCAAGCATCATATAAAATGTCGTTCGCTATCTCGATTCTCGGCATGATACAATCCATGCCGATTTCAACAGTCATGCGTTGATCTTCGGTTTTGATCGAGTTAAGCATTATTACAAACCTCCTTTTTCGGAAGCATCTGCAAGGTGTCCATAGCTTCGCTCAAAAGCTGCTGTGCGGCATATTCGGCGGCATATAGCACATCAATGTTTTCTTCCATCCATGCACGGGCGGCCTTGTTCAGATCACCACCGGTCTGTGCCGAGTATTCTATTAGCAGTCCTTCGCAGCGGGTGCAGTGGATCATCGGCTCGATGATGTTTTCAAGTAAGGCGTGTGCTGCATTGACCTGGTATTCGGCATTATCCAAGTCACGCCGGTACTTTGCGGGAATAATGATATCGTTCATAAAAGTTCCTCCTTGTTTTCTCGGTGGGAGGTCGGTATAATACTCTTACCGGCCTCCCTGCGGTGGTTGGTTGTGGCTCCGTGTCTTGCTTTGGTCGGCTGGGACATGGAGCCTTTCTCATGCGATGCTATCTTGATTTTCCGTAGCAGCGGAATGAGAATCAAGCGATTGTTGATCGTTTAATTGCTGACTTAGTAAAGTATCAATCATGTTACAGACTTCCTGTTTTTGCGCATCATTGAGCGTTTTATAAAGTTCTGCTAATAGCTGGGTTTGTGCATCCATTTTGTGGCCTCCTTGTCAATCCTCCTGTGGTGGTTGGTGGCTCTCTGCATCCGGCTTTGGTCGGCGGTGGTACAGAGGGCTTTTTCTTATGCTCGAATCAGTTTCCTGTCTTGCATAGCCGTATCATATAATATCTAACGGTAGATATCAATAGGCGGAAGAAATAAATCTAACGGTAGATATTTGTGGAATTTGTATCTACCGTTAGATTTTAAGGTGTGATATAATTATTTCAAAAACTGAAAGGAGCATCTGATGGGAGAGAAAACCGAAGCGCAAAAAAAGGCTCAGCAGAAATATATGGAAAAGTTTGTCCGCGTGGAGATCAGAATGGATGCTGAAAAGAGAGAAATCATTCAAGCCCACGCAGAAGCCCGCAGCGAGAGCGTGAACGGCTTTATCAACCGAGCCATAGACGAAGCCATAGAGCGTGACGAAAGCGCTCCTGCGGCGTCTGAGGGGCAAGGAAAGGGATAATAGAAGAGCGGAGGATTGTCCTCCGCTCTTGCTGCATATATGTAGGGATGTTTTAAAGGTCCGATTTGAAATCCGAGCCTTTCGGTGCATTGAGGGCCTCATCTGAAATGAGACCTTTGCGACTGTCCAGATCAGGCGGCCACTGCGCCGATTTGAAATCCGGGCAGTGAAGCTCGCTTCGATTTGAGATTGAGGCGACAATTATCTAAGAGTTTTTTGTGACTTGTTGATCACTTACGTGCAACTTATGCGGGTACTACTCATATAGATGGACATAATATATAGGAAAATTGTGAACATTTAAAAATGTCGATTGATTTTGAGCGAAAGGGGTGTTATATTCTAAATATGGATAGGGACAATCAGAATTGCTATGACCAAAGAGAGGAGGAAAACATGGAAGCAACAGTAAGCAAACGCCGGAAACTTGATACCAATAAGGTGACTTTTTCTGGTAAGACTTTATCAACATCTCAAGCACTGAAAGACGTTATAGCGATGCGTTGGAGTGCGGACGTAGTAGACGGAAATAAAAAAGCAACGGTTTTCCCTCTCAAAACTAAGGAATAGGTGAATGATTGATGTGTAAGCAAGGCGACATTATCCTCGTTAAGAGTTATAAGGATCACGAAAGCATTTTGCCTCGACACTCGTTTGTCGTCATTGACGATGAGGGAGGACAAGTGCAAGGGGTTCCGTTTGATTTTATAGCTCTTGTGATGTCGTCTTTTAAGAATGATGAGCAGAAGAGGCGCAAGCTAAGATATCCCGGAAATTTCCCAATTACAGCATCGGACGAAAAGATGATAGATTGGGCAAACGATAAAGAAGGATACATAAAAGCGGAACAATTCTATTATTTCAATAAAGAGAAAATACAGTTTGACGTGATTGGAGAACTGAATGAGGAAACGTATAATTTGCTGATTCTTTTCATTGAAAGTCTTGCTGAAAAAAGCATAAAGATTGATCAGATTGTCGATAATCTCTAAATAAATCGAGCCTTAGTAACTATTTACTGGGGCTCTTTTTTTACCCCTAAGTTTACCCCAAACAGCTTTTACAAGGCTTTACAGCATTTTACGCCAAAATCCGAAAAGCCTTGAAAACACAGAGATTTCTTTACGCGCATTTACAGCATTTTACACCTGCTTGCGAATTCGAATCCTTCTCCCGCTGCCACTGAGAAGTCTGAAACCGTAAGGTTTCGGACTTCTTTTTTTCTGTTTGACCCTTTATCTGACCCTTTAACCGTTTTGCAGCTTCTTCCCACAGATAGCGTGCTGCATATAGGCTTCCATTCGATTTGCACTGTCCTGTTTCAACACCAGTGAAAAAAGGGCAAGGGAAAAGTTCCTCAACGCTTTTCCCTTGCCCTTTTGCATCTGTCATGGTATACAGCTTAGCAACGGTTATTTGAGTGGCTCCTCGCCGCGGTGCAGATCATTCCAATCGCTGACGAATTCGTCGGGGGTCCAGTCGATATCGTCATTTTCGGGATGCGTGATGAGGCCGTCGGCTGCGGCGG